TGTTCTAGTATTTGGTGCGGATCTTTTCTGCTGTCCGTAAGTTGGTGTGATTGATGGAAAAGTAGCCATTATGCAAGTAAACCTCCAGGTCGTTTTTGCTTAATTAATTCTGATTCTATCGCTGCTGATAATGCAACCCCTAAAGCTCTGCCTTCATCTTCATCTCCTTCAACAGAGGAACCAGACGCATCTACATTAACAACAACAGTTGTAGATCCCCCACCCATCATTTCATGGTTAGGAGTAACTCTTCCTGTAACTCCTGGGGTAAATAGTTCTGGCCCACGTTCTCCAACAATATATGATTTATTAGGTTTGGTAACACCACCATTTGCAAAGAATCCACCAATTCCAGGAATTGCTCTTAAGAAAGAAGTTGCAGCAAAGTTTATAAGCTGTCTCTGGATCGCTCCAAAAACACTACGGGCTACATCGCCAAGAGTCTTAGTACCATTTATTGCACCATCTATTGCATCAACAAGACCTGATTGAACTGTATTAGCAATACCTTGATATAACTCATTTAATAATCTCAATTCATCTCTTGTTTTTATAAGATTTTCAAGTTGTTTTACTTGCTCTGGTGTTAAATCTTCTACTGCAATTTTCATTCGTTTTGCTGTTTCAAGTTTTAACTGTTCAATTTCTGCTCCCCTCTGCCCTAGAAGTATTTGATTTTGTAAAAATGTATTTTGATCTTCTAAACTTTTTGTTGCAGAAGCAAACTGCTGATTTCTAAACTTTTCTTTTTCTATTTGTTTTCCTGTTTTTGCTAAAAGTTCTTCTCTTGCTAAAATTTCAGATTTTAATTCATTTATACGATCCCGTTTATTTTTGGCACCTGATCTTCCTACAGATTCACTTTCTTCTACTCTTTTAAGCTCATTTCTCATATCTGCAAGCTGTTTATCTCCTGTTAAATTTGCAAGTCGTTTATTTTCTGCTCTTTGTGCATCAACTAAAAACATTGACATAAATGGAGCGATAGCTGCTTGTATTCTTGTCATTGCTAATTTGAATTGATTACCAGCTAAACGACTAGCTTCTGCGAACTCTGTTAGATTCTTTACTCCTTGTTCTCCTATAGCATCATTCATTTTTTCAGTAACCATATTTAATGCAACATGAGCACCATGAGTTTTTTCTATTAATAAAAGCCTTTTCTCCTCTACCGAACCAGCTAACCCTAAAGCACCAGTAACAGCTTGAACATTTGGGTTAAGTTCATCAAATGCTTTACCAAGCTCTGACATATTTTTTGCAAGAGTTGTTAACTGTTGAAGAACAGCAGTAGCGACAAGACCTCCTGCAAAACCTCCCATCTGACCACCGATTTTAGTTCCTGCAAAACCACCAGCAAAACCAAATGCACCTCCAATCGGGCCTTGTCCAAATAACAATGGAAACGCACCAGAAATAAGTCCGCTTGTTAATGCTGCTTTATTACTTTTATTGTTGAATTTATCTAATTTATTTCCTTGAGCTTGTGACTTATTGTTTTGATTTTGTGCTTGTGTATTTTTTATTATTGCATCTGTTTCTCTACCTATTGCTGTTGCTTGTTTAGTTGATGCCTCTAATGCTTCTTTATGTCTTTTTGTTCCAATCGTTAAACTGTTTGTATATTCTTCTAAAGCGTCTGCTGCTGCCATTTGTTGATTAGCAGTCTTACCAAAAGCTCCCTGAGATTTATTAACAGCTTTAACAAGATCATCCATATCTTGTCTGTATTTCTTTAATTCATTACGACTACCTTTCCCTCCTGCACCCCCTGTATTACGAGGATTCATTATGTCTATCTGACGAATATTATCTACACTTTTTGTTAATTCTTTTACCTTTGCATTTAACCTATCAAGACCAGATTGACCTTTTACTCTTAAATTTATATTTACTCCGTAATCGGCCACAGTAAAAACAAAACTTTATTTTAGTGTACCGCTTTTAGCGTTTTCTTGCTTGTGATTTATTCTTTGCATCTTCATACGCTTTATCCTCATATTCTTTCTTTAATTCATAATAAGCAAGCCAGTTTATATATTCTTCCTGAGTTAATTTATTAGTAAGCTCTTGAATAGTCATTCCTAACTCTGAAGCCAAGAAAAACATAAAAAACCAATCACTTCTAACTTTTTAAATCTGCTTTCGCTTCCTCCAATTTGTAGTCAGCACCAGAATTAAGCATTGCAAGTTGAATTTCTTGCAGAATACCTGCATTTACTTCTCTTCTTAATGAAGCTCTATGACCATCTTGAAATAATCTTTTACCATCTTTATCTAATGCTTTTTGAATCATAAGATTTAAAGCAAAATCTTCACTTGATGCTGAATCTCCAGATTTTCCAACAATCGCTTCTCTTTCTGCAATAGTTAATGGATTCCAATAAATCTCTAAAACTGTTACATCTCCCTCTTTTAATTCATACAAATATTTTTGTTGAACACCAAATTTGTTCTTGAGCAGTTCAATCGCTTCCATAAATTTATTAGATTGCTATTCTATTATACTAGGCGTTTGCTGAAAATTGACAAGATATTATTCCAATGAAATGACTTCTATCCTCTACTTCCAATGGAGTTGGGCCATTAATATCTAATACTCTAGGTTTACAGCTAAACGTATCAGAATAACCTGAAGCATTTACTGAAGTAAGTCCATCAATTACAGCTTCAGAAATAGAAGATAAAACAGAAGTACCTTTGGATTTTGGAACGTAAACATTACATTGAATAACACCAGCATAATAATCTGAAGCTGCTCCCTGATTTTGCTGTGTTGATTGAGTAAAGTTCAAACTCATCAAAATATATTTTGTACTTTTCCCAGGTGTAGTGTAATGAACATTGTCATAAACCATCTCAACAGTATTATCTGCTGCTGCAACTGCATCTGTTACTGCTTTTTCAAATGCTGCTCTAGTGTTTACTAAGGTCATGCTTCAAAACTTGTATATGTAGTACCTGAGAACTTCTCAGATGTAGCTCCTCCTATAAATATCTTACCTTTATCTGACATATTTTCTTTTATCAAACGACCTAATTGACCTTGAACAAATCTTTGAATCTCTCCACCCTCTAAAACATATTGAGAATATTCTGCTTTGTTTCCAATAAAAACTGATTTTCTATAATTAAATACTCGATTACCTGAACCTACAGGAAATCTTGGTTTAACAACTGGCTTTGGAGGTCTAATCTTTTGTCCTTTAGAAAACGCTTGCCATACTATCTTTCTTTGAGTTGCCCAGGGTTCATAGTTTTCTACCTTATGGTTAGCTGTTACTGGACTATTTGATGCCTTCCAGCTAGAAGCAAAGAATCCTGTAAACACAGGCATTGTTGTTGGTTGGGTTTCGTTTCGATTAGATAATTCAAAATGAACATCTTTTATCAGATTATTAAAATCCCTACTAATTTTTTTATCTAAATCTCTAGGTAAATCTTTTAAAAATCTTGTTGCCATTAGAAACGCACCAAAACAGTAAACAAATAAACTTGTCCACCTCTTTTCGTATCAATATCAACTATCTGTGCGACTCTATTTGATCCAGCGTAGCTTAATGTGATCTCATCATCCATATCAACTTGATTATCTCCGATAAGATCAGGTGTGATATATAGTCTCGCTTGTCTCATTTCCTGACCAGTTTCTTCTTCTGATCTGATAAATGATATTGGAACTGTAATGCTATAACTTGTGTCAGTTGTAGTTAAAACTCCTGTAGATGTGTTGTAAGACGGAGATGCTTTCTTTGTATAAGTAATATCGTAATCTAATGATGCACCTAATTGAGATACAACACTCTTAGCTACGTTTTTAAATAAATTATCAAGTTGACCTGCCATTATCCTCTAACCACTCTAAGTTGAAAACTACCAGCACCACCAAGTACATAAGCACCTAAATAACTTTGTAGCCATGGATAAACGTCAAATACATTATTAACAACACCCGTTCCTTGACTCGTTGTATTGTATTTGACTTGAAGATCACCTAATTGTACTTCAGAAAAGTTACCATCTGTTCCTGTGCTTCCAATAATCGCATCAGTATCATTTGCTAAAGCAAAAGCCAATTCAAACTGTGCATATTTGATATTTTGTGGAATTAAAGTACAAGCTAGTTCAACTCCATCAACCTGATAATTAGTTCTAGGAAATTTTAGTGCTTGACTTTCATCACATCTATCTCCGTAATAAACCAAAGTATCAATCCATCTTGTAGCTGCTATTAATGCTCTATTTTTTTTATCATCCTGTTTATTATCCCATTGCGTAGAACTTGGGACAGTTTCAAAGTATGCGTCTGCTTCAGCTAATGTGACATAGCTATTGGCAGTTTCACTTTTTATAGTTGCATTTATGGTAGCTGCCACGATTATTAAAGTAATTTATCTGTATTGTAGCGTAAAGAAAAAACCCCACCAATAATTTGATGAGGTTTTAGATGACCACAATTTAATCTTAATAAAAATTAAGACTTTAGACCGTTATCTAGTGGAGAGTTAACAAAGATTTCAACCATTGGAATTTGGTCAATATCGTATGTAGCAGACCAGTTAGAACCTGTTCTAAGTGCTGAGTTAGCAGGGTTATCAGCAGCGTTTGTCCACTTAGTACCCATAACATGATAAGCACTGTGGTAGTCAACAGACATAACATCTTGCTTAGATAAGATGTTTCTTTCTGCTTCAATACCTAGCTCAGACTGAACACCTTCAAGAATTGTTCCTGACTTCATTAAGTAGCAACGGAACTCCTGACGATTACCAGTAGTTGTTGGATCGTTTGTGTTTACCTGAGAGTCGATGACAACTGTACAACCAGCAAATTGACCGATTGATCTATCAGTTACACCAACACCACCACCACCCCAAGTAATGCCAGTACCAGTTGATAAGGCAGATGTTGAGAATGTTAGTAGACCTA